GGTGCAATAGAAATACTGCGTAAGATTAGACGGTTGCGTGAGGACGTAGCAAAAGCTGAAGGATAATACTATGGCAAAACGTATGGCAGAACAAATGGAACTCTTTGAGCCTGTAACACGTGGGTTTGAAGAAGGCGGCCTTATGGATGAAGGCGGTACAGTAGACCCTGTATCTGGTAATGAAGTGCCGCCCGGCTCCACGCAAGAAGAAGTACGCGATGATATTCCGGCTCAACTTAGTGAAGGTGAATTTGTTTTTCCTGCAGATGTGGTACGGTACTTTGGCCTTGAAAAACTTATGAAAATGCGTCAAGAAGCTAAGATGGGCTTAAAGCGTATGGAAGAAATGGGCCAAATGGGCAATAGTGAAGAAGCTACTATGCCAGATGACTTGCCGTTTTCTATCGAAGACCTTGACATGGAAGATGAAGAAGAGTATAATAAAACACAAGAGTTTGCAAGAGGCGGTGTAGTTTATGCACAACAAGGTGCATTTATGAATAATACGCCAAGTCCTGATCCGCAAAGCGGTATATATTATCAGCCTTCTGCACCCACAACTACGGGTGTTGCACAGGCTCCTATTGCTGCAGCTTCTGCTCCTGCTGCACCAAAAAGTACATATAAACCGCCACAACAAGCATTTACTCCTGTGCGTCCACCTCAACAACTAACACCTACGTTTCAGGGTACAGTAGGATTTGGTCCTGAAGGTGTAGAGTACGAAACTGTTACGTACGTAAATGAGCAAGGCCAAACAATTGTCCTAAAAAAGAATAAACAAACGGGACAGCTTCTTGATTTAGCTGGTAATCCTGCAACAATTCCTGAAGGGTATAAATTAAAAGGCGAAGAAGAAGAGGTAGCACCTGTAACAACAGAAACAACACAAGTTACTGGGCAAGACGATGGCGGTAGAGACAGTGATGTAAGTACTGAGCCTACTGTTTCATTTGGTGGAACTAAAGCAACAGGTAGACGTGCCGGTTTAGTAGATAATGCTTTTAGCGGAAAATTTTCTATTGAAATGCCGGGAGTAGGTATCTTAGACACAGCACAAGCTATGAAAGGTTACTTAGGGAGTGCTGCTTCTGGTCTAGCTTATGGATTAACAGGCGGTAAATTTGGAGAGCAGCTATCTTTAAAAGAAGGACAGTTTGCTGTTATTTCAGATATTAAAGTTCCCGGTACAAGAGCAACTCCACTTGGGCAAGACAGGACGTTAGCATTAGATTTGGTTTTAGACGCTGAAACCTACAATAATATGATGCGTGGAAATGTATCTGACAGAAAAGAAATGGAAAAAGTAGCTAACTTTGTAGACAAGTATGGTGAAAATATTGTAGGCTCTGATGACGGTCGTGTTAGGGTAAATAAGGCATTGATTGATCTTGTGGATAGAGTAGAAGAAGCAGAAAAAACAGGTAATGTTAATGCATCAGGTAGATTCATAAATCAGTTTGAAGAAAATACAAGAAAAAGCACAGGTAAAGGTTTCTTTAAAGATACATCAGCCGCAGCAGAAAAAGCAAGACAAGATGCAGCATCAGCCGCAGCAGAAAAAGCAAGACAAGATGCAGCCGCAGCCGCAGCAAGAGCCGCAGCACTAGACGCAGAAGACAGGGACAATGGTAGAGATGATGGCGGCTTTGATGGTTCTGAAGGCTTTGGTAGCGGTGATGATGCTGCCGCACCAATTTGCTTAACCGAAGACATGAAAGTCAAACGCAATGGTGTTATTGACTTTGTAACTAACGTAAAAGTAGGCGACATTGTAGACAACACGGTAGTCACAGAAGTGTTGCACAAGCATATGCGTGAAGGTTACTATGTAGTCAACGGCGAGTTGAAGATTACTAATGACCACCCTGTACTTGCTAATGGTTCATGGAAACGTACAGAAGACTTGGTACTTGGTGACTACATCAATAAGGTAGAAGTAACGTCACTAGAATATGTAGAACAAGTAACACCAACAGTTTACATCGGTACAGCAGATGACCGCTATAATGTATATACTGAAGGTGAAGTTTATACGGTACACGGTCAGTATAAAAACGGCCTGAAGAAAGCTGCGTAAGAGGCTTACTTAAATCTTACAATCAGTTGGCTACTCACTCCCCACGCCCGACAGTGTGGCTACAGTGGCCCCAACAAAAGGAAATACAATGAACGATACAATTATGGCTGAAGAAATGCAATCGCAAAAGAAAGTTGCATTTGCAAATCGTAAATACACTAACGAAGAAAAACGTGAACGTGAAGAAGCAGAACTTGCTGAACTGTTAGAGCAGCAAAGGCTGGCTAAAGAGGGTAAGGTAGAGGAACAAGAAGAAGAAGAACCTACCAGCGCAGAAGAGAAAACATTTAAAAAGCGTTATGCTGATCTGCGTAGACACCAACAAAAGCAGGCTGAAGAGTTTAAAGCTGAACTAGATGCAATGAAGCGGCAGCTAGAACAAGCTACTAAAAACGAAATGAAACTGCCTAAGTCAGATGAAGACATCGAACAGTGGGCAGCAGACTACCCAGATGTAGCAGCTATCGTTGAAACAATTGCTATGAAGAAGGCACGTGAGCAATCTACTGCTCTTGAAGAACGCCTTAAAGTAATTGATGAAATGCAAATTAGTGCTACAAAAGAAAAAGCCGAAGCAGAACTAATGCGATTGCATCCTGACTTTGATCAGATTCGTGACAGTGATGAGTTTCATACATGGGCTGATGATCAGCCTAAGTGGGTGCAAGATGCACTGTACGACAACGACAACGATGCACGTTCTGCAGCAAGAGCCATTGACTTGTACAAAGCTGACATGGGTATTTCTACCAAGAAAGCTAAGTCAGATAAAGATGCAGCAAAGTCTGTAGCAACAAAGAATAGTCGCAGCAAGCCTCAAGAGGACGATACAGGTTCGTTCATTAAAGAGTCTGTTGTGCAGAAAATGTCCCCTCAAGAATATGAGAAAAGGGCAGACGAAATCATGGAAGCTATCCGCAGTGGAAAGTTTGTCTATGATGTATCTGGTTCAGCTAGATAAATTAAATAAAAAAGAGTTGACAAATAGTTAATAATAGATATAACTATAGTCAGACAAGTGTAACTAAGGTAGCTCCTTGGTTACATAAGTCATCCGCAAACATCAATACCCCTTTCGGATTACCTGAATAACATGGCCTACTAAATACATCGGCGGCCACCTTTGTATGCAGTACACCCTACGTTAGTCAGCCTCTGCTAAGAATTGTAATGTTTGCATCTGTGAACAATGCTAATAATAGGAGATATTACAATGGCATTTGGAAGTGCAGTAGGTTGGACTAACCTACCAAACGGAAATTTTTCACCAGTAATCTACTCCAAACAGGTGCAACTTGCTTTCCGCAAGGCCGCTGTTTGTGAAGGGATTACTAATTCCGACTACTTCGGTGAAATCGCTAACATGGGCGATTCAGTGAAGATCATCAAAGAACCTGAGATTTCAGTTTCAGCATACCTTCGTGGTACAACAATCGTTCCACAAGCAATTGACGATGCTGACTTCTCACTGACAATCGACAAAGCAAATTACTTTGCATTCAAAGTCGATGACATTGAAGAGGCGCACAGCCACGTTAACTTCCAGTCTCTGGCAAGTGATCGTGCTGCGTATCGTCTTGCTGATCAGTATGACCAAGATGTTCTTGGCTACTTGTCAGGTTACTCGCAGTCAGCCCTGCATGCAAATGCAGACACCGTGAACACAACTGTTAACGGTACAAAGGCAAACACTACTGCTGGTAGTGACAAATTGCTTGCAGGTAACAAGCTGGACGCATCTGACTTCAATGCTGGTGTTGCTGCTCAGTCAATTGGTATCGTGCCTCGTGCCGGTACTTCTGGCGTACCTTCAGCAACTGGTACTGCTAACCCACTGCAGATCATTGCACGTATGGCACGTAAGCTAGACGAGCAAAATGTTGACAGCCGTGGACGTTGGATTGTCATTGATCCAGTTCTGAAAGAAATCCTGATGGACGAAGAGTCACGTCTTCTTGACGCTGACTTCGGCGGTTCAGGCTTGCAGAACGGTTTGATCCTGAACAACCTGCATGGTTTCCGTGTGTACGTGTCTAACAACCTACCAATTCTTGGTACTGGTCCATCAACTACTGGTGGTACTAACGCTACTAACTTTGGTGTGATTGTAGCTGGACATGACTCAGCGGTAGCTACTGCAGAGCAGATTAACAAGACAGAGACATACCGTGACCCTGACAGCTTTGCTGACATTGTTCGTGGCATGCATCTCTATGGTCGCAAGATTCTGCGTCCAGAGGCTCTTGTTAACGCAATCTACAACCTCGCCTAGTAATGGGTACAGTAAGGGAGTGGGAAACTGCTCTCTTACTTTTTCGTTTTAATTGGAGAATAAAAAATGTCTGCAAAATCTGATTACTTGGAGAACGCCATTCTGGACCACGTGCTTGGTACGTCAGCATTGTCTTCTCCAACTGTTTACATTTCATTATACACATCCGATCCGGGTGAAACTGATTCAGGTACAGAAGTGTCTGGCAATGGTTATGCGAGGCTTACTGCTTCGTTTGGTGCAGCTAGTAGTGGTAGCGCATCTGGCCCAACATCTGTAACTGAATTTACTGCATCTGGTGGCGCATGGGGAACCATTACACATTTTGGTATTCACGATGCAGCTTCAGCAGGCAATCTGTTGTATTACGGTGCATTGACAGCAGCTAAGACAATTGCTGATGGTGACACTCTACGGTTCGCAGCTAATAGCATTACTATAACAGAGGCTTAAAATGGCTCTCGTTATCGCTGATCGGATTAAGGAACGGACCACCACAACAGGTACGGGTGATTACACTCTTACAGGTGCTGTTGCTGGATTTGAGTCATTCGCTACGATTGGCGATGGTAATACGACATATTATGCTGTAACAGATAATGTCGATTTTGAAATAGGTATTGGAACATATACGGCTAGTGGTACTACCCTTGCTAGAACCACCATTCTACAATCTAGTAATGGTGATGCTGCAGTTAATTGGGGTGCTGGTAGCCGTAATGTTTTTTGTACTATTCCTGCAGAAAAAAGTATTTATGCAGACAACTTAGCGCAGGAAGGCTTAACCTATTTTGATCAAGCGGGTGAAGCTGCAGCTTTAGCAATTGCATTGGGGTAACACATGGCTAACTCATTTAAATCAGAAACGGACACAGCGGTAGGAACGTCTCCTTCCACTGTATATACTTGCCCTGCATCTACACAAACAACGATTATTGGTTTGACTGTTGCTAATATTGTGACTACCCAAATTGAAATTGATGTGCAGCTAGATGCAAGTACACGTACAAGTGGTGCAGAAGATAGTGTATATGTAATTAAGAATGCACCTATTCCTGTAGGCAGTAGTATTATTGTAGTAGGTGGCGAACAGAAAATTGTTCTTGAACCGGGTGATACTATTAAGGTAACATCTAATACTGCGTCTTCGGCTGACGTATCTATGTCGCTTCTTGAAATTACGTAAGGAATAACTTATGGGTTATATTGGCGCAGGACCAACAAGGTTTAATACAGCAGACGAACTGACTGTAACAGGTAATGCTGAGTTTAATGGTAATCTGACCGTTAAAGGTACAACCACGACTATTGATAGCGTCACTGTGCAAAATTTTGACATGGGTGACAATGATAGGATTCGCATTGGTGATAGCCAAGACTTGCAAGTATATCATTCAGGCACTCACTCGTGGATTAATGAAAATGGTACTGGCAACTTATACATCCAATCTAGCGGTGCGGCAATCAATATAACAAACGGCAGTAGCAGAAACCTTGCACAGTTTAACACTTCGACTGGCACA